GATTGTTTCTCAAACAGAAAGCAACTTCATGATATTTTGCCCATTCCACAACAACTCTCGCACACCAGCAGGAACAATATCTAAGGAAAAAGGTTTGTTCTTTTGTTTTGGCTGTCAAACTAGCAAGAATCTAGTAGAGTTTGTTATGTCTGTCTCTAATAGAACCTATTTTGAATCGGTAAGATATATAAAACAAAAAGACAAAGAAATAAATATTGAGCAGTTAGTAAACAAAAAACTGTATACTGCGCCTGAATTTGTTCAGTTTGACGAAGTATTAATTAAAAGACTAAACAATCAAGCATTAGAGACACCAAAAGCAATGAATTATTTTTATAGTCGTAGAATAACAGAGGGTTCAGTCAAAAAGTTTTCTCTAGGATATTCTGAAAAACAAAATTTTGTAACCATTCCAGTTCAGTCTCCAGATGGAATGACTATTGGATTTGTGGGTAGGTCAATTGAAGGAAAAGATTTTAAAAATACACCAAAACTACAAAAATCAAAAGTCCTATTTAATTTACACAGAGTTAGATCTTCTAAGTTTGTGTATGTTGTAGAGTCTTCTTTTGATGCAATTAGATTAGACCAAGTGGGTTTTCCAGCGGTTGCTACGCTGGGGGCTAACGTATCATCTGTACAGATGAATTTGTTAGAAAAGTATTTCAGTGATGTTATACTTATAGCAGACAATGATGAAGCGGGGGCAACAATGACAGATCGTATTTTAGGTAAAATAGGTTCTAAAGTTGCTGTCGTAAACATTGACAAAAAATACAAAGATATAGGCGAAATGAGCGATGAGGAAATTAAAAAACTAGAATACAAGTTTGATAACTCAATAGTCGCTATGCTAGAATAAAAACAAGGAGAAAAATGACAATAGTAAAAGGGTTAAAAAATATCAACGCTCTAGTTGATAAGCCAAAGTATGAAGGCAACAAAGTTCGTTGGTTAAAATTAGCAGACGGACAAGCAGTTAAAATTCGTTTTGTTGAAGAACTAGACGAAGACTCATCTAATTACAATGAAAAGCGTGGTCTTGCTTTAGTTGTAAAAGAGCATACAAATCCAAAAGACTACAAACGTCGTGCTTTAGACACAATGGATTCAGAAGGTCGTGATTGGGCAGAGGAAATGCATCGTAAAGACCCAAAGGCTGGATGGAGAACACGTCTTCGTTTCTATTGCAACGTTTTAGTAGACGATGGCATTGAGGATCCATACCCTGCAATTTGGGCAATGGGTGTAAGCAAGCAGTCATCATTTAATACAATTCGTGAATATGCACTTGAAACTGGTAGCATATCAAATTTAATGTGGAAACTTAAGCGTAACGGTCAAGGTACCGAAACCAGTTACACATTAATTCCAGGAAGTCCAGATAAAGAACCATTTGATTGGTCTAAGGTTGAGCCATATCCATTAGAGAAGGCACTTAACAAAATTCCTTATTCTGAACAAGAAGCGTTTTATCTTGGTTATGACACACCTTCTGCTGGTTCTTCCAGCACTGAGTGGTAATACTTAGTGTCTTACGTTGGACTTCATGTCCACACACATTACTCATTAATGGATGGTGTGGCTACTCCACAAGAATATGTTAGTCGTGCCCTTGAATTGGGTATGCCTGCAATTGCGATTACAGATCACGGTACTCTTTCTGGGCACCGTGAGATGTATCGCCTTTGTAAAGAAGCGGGTATAAAACCAATCCTTGGCATAGAAGCATATCTAGCAGTAGATAGATTTGATAAAAGAGATAAACTAGAAAGAACTGGTCCTCTTGATTTAAATTATTTTCACTTAGTTATTTTGACAAAAAACCAACAAGGTTTGGAAAATCTTAACAAACTAAACGAGATTGCTTGGACAGAAGGTTTTTATAGAAAACCAAGAATTGATTTTGAGGTTTTACAAAAATACAAAGAAGGTCTTATTATTTTATCTGGTTGTCAAAGCGGAATAATAGCAAAAGCAATTGAGGTAGGAGAATATGCTCAGGCTAAAAAATATTTAGAGTGGTTTAAAACTAATTTTGCTGATGATTTCTACATTGAAATTATGCCACATAATAAAAAAGAAATAAACGATTCACTAATTGAACTTGCTAAAGCATATTCTGTAAAAATTGTTGTAACACCAGATTGTCATCACTCAACCATTGATCAAAAAATTATTCAAGAAATGATGTTACTTCTTAATACTCACGCAAAATTAAAAAAAGATGTTACATATGAAAAATCTAAAAAACAAAAAAATATGATGGATCGTCTTGATTATTTATATGGCGAAGACAGGCAGATGTCTTTTCGTTCCTTTGATATTCATCTGTTGTCTCGTCAAGAAGTGTCTGAAGCAATGGCAGAGCAAGGTATTAAAGATGAACAAATGTTCGAGTCAACCTTAGAGATAGCAAACAAAGTAGAAGACTATAACATAGGATTCAATTTAAGTTTGCTGCCAATTCAATACAGAGATCCAGATGGACAGTTAGCAGAACTTGCTTTTGCTGGATTAGAAGAAAAAAGACTGAACTCAAATTGGCTTGGCAACGATATATATGAGCAAAGACTTGATGAAGAATTGTCTATTATTCGTGAGAAAAAATTTGCACCATATTTTCTTGTAGTTCAAAATATGATTAGTTGGGCAAAAAAAGAGGACATTTTAGTTGGTCCAGGTCGTGGATCTTCTGCTGGTTCATTAGTTTGTTATTTACTTGGAATTACAGACATTGATCCACTAGAACACGATTTATTATTTTTCCGCTTTATTAATCCAGAACGCAATGATTTTCCAGATATTGATACAGATATTCAAGATACACGTCGTGAAGAAGTAAAAGACTATCTTGTTAGACAATATAGACATGTAGCCTCTATTGCAACATTTTTACAATTTAAAGACAAGGGGATTGTGCGAGACGTTTCTCGTGCGCTAAATATACCCTTAACAGATGTTAATAAAGTTCTAAAAACTGTAGATACTTGGGATAGTTTTGTAACATCAAAAAATTCTGAGTGGTTTCGTGAAAAATATCCAGAAGTAGTTACATATGGAGATCAACTTCGTGGTCGAATTCGTGGTACTGGAATACATGCTGCTGGTGTAGTAACTAGCAAAGAACCAATTTTTAGACATGCACCAATGGAAACTCGCTCTTCTCCTGGATCAGACGAAAGAATTCCAGTTGTAGGCGTTGACATGGAAGAGGCAGAAAAAATTGGGTTAATTAAAATTGATGCTTTAGGATTAAAAACTTTAAGTGTTATCAAAGACTGTATCGACATTATTAAAGATAGAGAAGGAACTGTTGTAGACCTTCTTAATATTAACATGAACGACAGCAGTGTTTACGAAATGCTGTCTGATGGCTATACAAAAGGTGTATTTCAGTGTGAGGCAACCCCATATACCAATTTGTTGGTTAAAATGCGTGTAAAAAATCTTGCAGAACTGGCTGCTTCTAATGCACTAGTTCGACCAGGAGCCATGAATACTATTGGAAAAGACTATATTGCACGTAAACATGGTCGTCAAAATATCAATTATTTGCATCAGATCTTAAAGCCAATTACTCAAGAAACATATGGGTGTATCCTATATCAAGAACAAGTTATGCAGGCCTGCGTTCAACTAGGAAATATGACAATGGCTGAGGCTGATAAGGTTCGTAAGATTATCGGAAAGAAAAAAGATGCCAGAGAGTTCGATGCGTTCAAAGATAAGTTTGTTAAGGGCGCTTCTGCTTTTATTACTCCTAACACCGCTTTGGATTTGTGGCATGATTTTGAGGCTCATGCTGGGTACTCGTTCAACAAATCACACGCCGTTGCTTACAGTACTCTCTCGTATTGGACGGCGTGGCTCAAACACTACTACCCGTTAGAATTTATGTTTGCACTTCTCAAAAACGAGAAGGATAAAGATGCAAGAACAGAATATTTAATTGAAGCAAAACGGATGAATATTCCAATTAAATTGCCACACATTAATGATTCGGATATTGATTTTAAAATAGAGGGTAAGAGTATTCGTTTTGGTTTGTCTGGAATTAAATGGATATCCAATACAATTGCACAAAAATATATTGCAGCAAGACCTTTTACTTCTTACAAACAGGTTGAAGACTTTACTTTTACAAAAAAGAGTGGAGTAAATAGTCGTGCATTACAATCAATGAATAGTATTGGGGCGCTAGTATTTTCAGATAATCCAAAAGATGACAAAAAAATTAAAGAAAATCTTTACGAATATTTAAATTTACCAGAATTTAATATTACAATTCCTTCTCATTATTACGCTTTCATTAACGAAGTTTGTGATTTTGAGGAAAAAGGATCTTTTATTTTAATGGGCATGATAAAATCAATTAAAAGGAGCAAGGGATGGTCAAGAATTGAAATTTTGGACAAGAGTGGGTCAATTGGTATATTTGACGATGAAAATACAAATATTGAGACGGGTCGTACTTATTTGGTTCTTATTAATGATAATAGGATTGTCTCTTCAGTTGCTGTTGATGAGATAAAAGAATCATCTAGTTCACTTATTAAATTTTTAAATTATAAACAATTACCATTTAAAGATGATGAGATGTATGTTGTAGCATTTAAACCAAAACTTACTAAAAAGGGTAAACGAATGGCTTCTTTAACTATAGCAGATACCTCTAGAGAATTACACTCTGTGACGGTATTTCCAACATCTTTTGCAAAAGCATATATGCATATAAAAGAAGGTAGTGCTTATAAGTTTGTTTTAGGAAAAACTAAAGAAGGAACAACAATAATGGAGGATGTAAGTGTTAATTGACGTAGAAAATGTATTATCTCAACTAGATCCCAGGATTCGTAAAAGACTTGGTACTGGAGAAAATATTAAAATTGAATATCAACCAACCCCAAGTTATGGTCTTAATCGTGCCTTGAACGGAGGCTTGCCATATGGAAGACAGGTTCTTGTTTGGGGTAGTAAATCAAGTGCTAAATCTTCTTTTTGTTTAGAAACTATATCTCTTGCTCAGGCTGCTGGTAAAACTTGTGCTTGGATTGACGCAGAAATGTCATATTCAGAAGATTGGGCTAAACAACTTGGCGTAGATCCAACCAAATTAATATATTCACAAGCAAGAACTATTAGTGATATGGTTGATGATGGTGTTGGACTTATGAACGCAGGAGTTGACTTAATAGTAGTTGATTCAATTACTTCTTTACTTCCTGCAATTTATTTTGAAAAAGATTCTAATGAAATGAAAGCATTAGAAAATACAAAACAGATTGGAGCAGAATCTCGTGATTTTAGTAATGCTTGGAAAATGCTTAACTATGCCAATAATAAAGTTAAACCGACTCTTTTGGTTCTTATTAGCCAAAGTCGCAACAATATTAACTCTATGTATACTAGCCAGCAACCTTCTGGTGGTCAGGCTACTAAATTTTATTCGTCTTGCGTTATCAAATTATTTTCCTCTGAGTCCGAAAATCAGGCTATCAAAGGTAAGATTAAGATTGGCGATAAACTCATCGAAGAAAAAATTGGTAGAAAAGTCCGTTGGGAATTACAATTCTCTAAAACATCTGCAGCATTCCAATCGGGGGAATATGATTTTTACTTCCGTGGAGATAACATTGGTCTTGATTCTGTGGGTGATCTTGTTGACACTGCTGAATTAAAAGGTCTTGTTTTAAGAACTGGGGCTTGGTATCAACTAGATGATGGGCAAAAAATTCAAGGTAGAGAAGGATTAATTAGTCGTGTTAAAGAAGATTTAAACTTACAAAAAACATTAAAAAACAAGTTGGAAAATGTCTAACAAATTTAGTGTTCTTGAGGGAAAATTTCCCTGTAAGTTTTGCAAACAGGAGGTAAGAACGGTTAGGGTTTACATGGATACTGGAAAAGCAACATGGATGTGTTCTCAAAAACATCTATCAGAAATAACACTTTTTCAGGTTGGTTATAAGAAAAAAAGGGACTATGAGCGAGAAAAACGAAAGTAAAAGAATTGGTGCTAAGCAGCACAAAAATTCTGGTCGTAATACTCAAAAGGGCGATGCAACTTGGAAAAATTTTGTTGTTGATTTTAAAGAAAATGAAAAATCTTTTACCCTTAATCAAGACATTTGGGCTAAGGCTGTTACCGATAGTTTAAAAACAGGCAAGGAAAAATCACCAGCAATAATTGTAATTTTAGGCAAGGGAAATAAAAAAACACGATTGGCTATAATAGAGTTTGACTTATTAGATCAACTAACAGGGGAAAAATATGACACAAGAAACAAATAAAAATACGATAGATCAAGTAAATGGTTTGACAGAAATTGCAGAATATATGCAAGATGAAGAACTTACTACAGCCTTGGCATTTATTGCAAAAGTTATACTAAAACCAGATATACCGCTTAATGTTGTAACCGTTGAAATTGTAAGATTGCAGGCTATAGCAGCAAAAATGTCTTTTAAGGCTACTTGGATGGCAAATGTTGACAAAGGCAACAGGGGTAAGAAAAATATTTATTACACTGCTGCGGATGCAATTAATAGCCTAGTTTCTGCACTGAAGTACACAATACGATAACTGATATAATAGAATAAAGGATAAATATGAGTAAAAATTTATTAAAAGAATTAATGATAAAATCTGAGACAAGAAAATCTATTAAAAAAACAGTTTTCAATCTTAGTGGTCTTACAGAAAAAATAGCCTCTGGTTATCTTGCTGCAAACAAATCAGAAGTTAAAACTAAAAAAACATTTGCACCATCTACATTATCATACGGATATGGAGAGTGTCCAAGATATTGGTATTTTGCTTTTTCAGGTGCTACCTTTGATGAAAAATCTGATGCTTATGGAATTGCTAATAGAACAAATGGAACATATAGTCACGAAAGAATTCAAGATGCTCTTATAAATTCTGGAATTGTTAAAATATTTGAGACTAAAAATGAAAAAACTCAAGAATTAGAAAAAACAACAGAGTTTCAGGTAAGCAACGATAGTCCTCCAATTTACGGGTGGGCAGATGGAGTTATTAATTGGAATAATGAAGAGTTGCTTTTAGAAATTAAAACTGCCGATGTAAAAGGTTTTGAGTATCGTAAGCGAACTGGCAAAGCAAAAAAGGCTCACATTTTACAAATTCTTATATATATGAAAGTTTTAGGATATAAGCGTGGAATTATCTTGTATGAGAATAAAAATGATCACGAATTAGTTCCCATATTGGTAGAGGTGGATGATTATTATCGTGAGTACATGAACAATGTTTTTGATTGGATGAGAAAAGTTAGGGCTGGTTGGATGAAAAACGAACTTCCAAACAAAAATTATAGATCTAATTCTAAAATTTGCTCAGATTGCCCTGTTAAAAAAACTTGTGATGAGGCTGGTGCGGGAGTGATCAAGATTGCTTCATTGGAGAAATTGCGTGAGACAATGTGAGCAGTGCACTGTAAAATTTGAACCCAAAGTAAGTTATCAAATATACTGCAGTGTAAATTGTAGAGAAGAGGCAACTAAAGAAAAAATTGCACAAAGATATGAGATAACAAGGACACAAAAAAGAATTGGAAAGCGCAGAATTTGTCTTGGTGGGTGTGGAGCACAGTTGTCAATTTACAACGATTCAGGATTTTGTTATAACTGTAACGTTTACGAAAAAAGGGTACAGAAAATGTTAAAACAAATAAAAGGATTTTTTGATTATGAACAAGACAACTGAGCAGCCCTCGCTAATCTGTGGAATTGATGCAAGCACAAATACAATGGCTTTTGCTTTTTATCGCAACAAAATTTTGACTCAATATGGAAAGTTAAATTTTAAAGGTGACAATATTTACGAAAAAGTTATAGATGCTAATTTAAAAGTTAAATCTTTTTTTGAGCACTACAATTTAACAGAATCCGTTGTTATTGAACACACAGTTTTTATGAATAGCCCTAAAACCGCAGCAGACCTTGCTCTGGTTCAAGGAGCAATCATTGGAGGAGTAGGTTTGGCTGGTATAAAAATTATAGGTAGAGTATCTCCAATAACTTGGCAATCATTTTTAGGTAATAAAAAATTAAACAAAGAAGAGCAAATAAAAATTAGATCTGAAAATCCAAATAAATCACCCTCTTGGTATAAAGCCTATGAAAGAGATTTTAGAAAACGTAGAACAATAAAACTATTAGAGATAATTTATGATAAAGAGATACACGACTATGATGTAGCAGATGCAGCGGGGATTGGGCATTGGGCGGTTAATAATTGGGACAAAGCAATAGGGTTTGACAAGGATTGATTATGGGTGCTAAAATGTATCAGAGCCAAGTATGGCTTAAAAAACGTTATCATATGGATAAAAAAAGTCCAGAAGATATTGCAAAAGAATGTGGGGTAAGCATAGAAACTATTTATGTATACCTTGCTAAGTTTGGATTAAGGAAATCAAAACGATGAAGCCAGTTCCAGTTTATAAAGATGTTAAAGATTTCAAGTATGATGATTTATACTTGCATTCGCTGTCTGCTCCGTCTGGAAACAAAATCTTAACAAACTGTTTAGGTATTGCACAAATGCTTATCGAAAAAAATATTGCATATGGAGACTCAGCGCTAGATCCAGTTAGAGTTTTTAGTAAGTCAAGTCCAATAGAACAACTGCATGTTAGGATAGATGATAAATTGAGCAGACTAATGCGAGGGACAGACTATGTTGGAGATAATGACATAGATGATTTAATTGGCTATTTGATATTATTAAAAGTAGCAAAGGAAAAAAATGACAACAGATAATGAAATAGTTAAACATTTAGATGAAATAAACAAAGTTGTTGAGGAATATTTAAAAGGTAATGATCCAACTTCAATTTCTAAAGAACTTAGTATTCCAAGAACTAGGGTTGTTGCTCATTTAAATGAATGGCGAGTTATGGCATCTGCAAATGATGCTATTCGTGCTCGTGCAAAAGAGGCTCTTGTTGGAGCAGATACACACTATACTAAATTAATTAATCAAGCATACGAGGTAATCGATGAAGCAACAATGACATCAAACCTTGGTGCTAAAAATACAGCAATTAAACTTGTTATGGACATTGAGGCAAAAAGAATTGACATGTTACAAAAGGCTGGTTTGTTAGAAAATAAAGAACTTGCTGAAGAAATGGTAGAAATAGAAAAGCGTCAAGAAGTACTTGTTGGAATTCTTCGTGATATTGCTTCTGAGCATCCAGAGGTTAGAGATTTAATTATGTCTAGGCTTTCTACCGTTGCTAAAGAGGGGGAGGTAATTACAGTTGTCCACGATGTTTAATGACTTTCTTGATGCACTAAAAAATGAACAATTTGAAGATATACCAGTAGATGTAAAAACCTTTGTAGAATCTCCAGACTACCTTAATCAGCCACCTTTATCTTCAATTCAATATGATATTGTTGAAGCAATGAGTCAGGTATATAAAAAAAATGATTTACAAACTTTACTAGGAATGGATATTGGGGGCAAACATTATGAAAAATACACGAAAAACGAAATCATCTTACAGTTGGGTAAGGGTAGCGGTAAAGATCATACCTCTACTGTTGCTTGTGCTTATATTGTCTATAAGTTACTATGTCTCAAAGATCCTGCAAGATATTTCGGAAAACCAAGTGGAGATGCAATAGACATTATCAACGTTGCAATTAACGCAGAACAGGCTAAAAATGTTTTCTTTAAAGGTTTTAAGAATAAAATTGAAAAATCGCCATGGTTTGCAGGAAAGTACGATCCAAAAGTAAACTCTATCAGTTTTAACAAGTATATTACAGTTTACTCTGGACACTCAGAAAGAGAGTCTCACGAAGGACTTAACTTGTTTATGGCAGTGCTAGATGAAATTTCTGGTTTTGCTACAGAGGTTGGCACTGGTAATGATCAAGGAAAAACTGCTGACAATATCTATAAAGCATTTCGTGGAGCGGTAGATTCTCGTTTTCCAGATCTTGGCAAAGTAGTACTTCTCTCATTCCCTCGTTTTGCTGGTGACTTTATTTCAAAACGGTATGAAGATGTAATTGCAGACAAAGAAACAATAGAACGTAGACATAAGTTTATTATAAACGAAGA